GTATTTTACCGTTGCTCTTACCAGAACTCCAAAGTATTTTGGATCAGAAAATCACAGGTATATTAAATTTCGTAAATGATGGGGTGACATCACCTTCTGAGTTGTTAAGTATGTTAAATATAGAACACAAGGTAAGTCACGAGAAAACAAACAGGGGTATTTGTTGTCTTGATACATCAAAATTGAAAGAATATATAAATGTCGAGGGTGTTAGATTAAAATATCCACAAAACATAAATGAAGATTAAGAACAAGGCCAAAAATCAAATCCTGATGTCAGCCGTTGTTGTGCTTGCTCTCGTTTTGGGTTACATGTGGTTCAACCCCAAAGTGGTTGAAGTTCCAGTAGAAGTGCCAGTGATGCCAGTGCCACCACGCATTGAGATTGAGCAGCGCCGCCCACGGCGTGAACCAGAATTTAGAAATGCACCAATTAAGCAGTATAAACCTGGCTTCATGCAACAAATGGGTATTATTACAGGTAATGGAGAGACCCTCCCACTCTATGGCAAGGAGGTGCGGGGGCGTCGCGATCGCTACCACTACTACACAACAACTGGGGGTGAAAACCTCTATGCTATACCAGTGAGTCACAATGCAAGAGATTGTATGGAGGACATTGGATGTGAAGAACTGTATGGGAATGAAACAGTTTCAGTAACTGGTAAAACTGGTTCATACGCAGTGAATTTGTACAGAACAGATGACTTTTTCTAAGCTCGCGTAAACCTATCATAGGTATCTTTTGTTACCATAATACTTGAAAGGCAACTTGATGCACAGCATAGACCAAGCATCATCATAATGGGTGGTGACTTAAATGGAAAGCCGATCATACGCTGGACAACCATAGCCGAACACATACACGAACAGATAAGAGATATCAGAGTACTGGTATCAAGATCTTTGTCTTTTTGAAACGCAACGACAGGTGCTGTCACTAAACCCATGCCCGGCACTGATACACCAAGTGCATCCAAACCCAAGGCTCCGAGTAGCAGAGGTAATACCATTTTACTATAGACTAACAAAAATTATTTCGCAAGCTCATGATTATATCAATCTCCCTTCCCTGAAGTCCCGGATTTCTTGAGAGTTTCGCCTTAAGTCTCAAGAGTTCCAAAACTGTGTCATCGTCCAGGGTTTTGAAAAAGTCTCTAAATTCTTCCCAGTCTCTTAACCCCTTCGCCTCTTTTTGAGCCTGAACATATGGCCATGTATGTTTTCGAAGGGTAGCTACCTCCTCCTCAAGTTGTCTAATGCGAGGGAGAAGTACCTGTGTTATGAGCGCCCTCGTCTCCATTCATTTAAAAATGTGGCACATCTTTAAGATATGCTCCGCTATGCTGCTCTAAACCATGAATTACCAAAAGTTATTAGGGATGTGTACAGGTCAGGATCCAAAGTTATTTTAGACTATGCCAGAGAGAATTGCGATCCCATGGACGCACAGCACGTTAGTGATATTAATATGAAGATGATGACAACTGTACCAGGTTCAATGTTTGCCCTAAAAATGACATCATTTGGCTCAAGAAGCTCACCGCATTTGGCAGTGGCTCACATGAAAAAACTCATCCAACATGGAATCAATAATAATTGTCAGATTTGTATTGACGCTGAAGATGTATTGTATCCCAACGAAACATACGACATGATGTTAGAATTCAATAAGTATCAACCCCATGTTTTCAAAACATATCAGATGTATAGGATTACCGCACTCAAAGAACTCGAATTAGACCTTCGCGCCGCGGAAAAAAATGGGATACAACTTGGAGTCAAATTGGTACGTGGTGCGTATTTGGGAAGGCAAGATGGTCTCCTCTCCAACAAAGCAGCCGTAGACAAATCATTTAGAGATGGTCTCAATATGTCCCTCGGTGCGGGTGACAATGTACATACTCTCTTGGCGACACACAATTCAGAAGATATTAAACACGCGCGAACCTGTCCACACACGAGATACAAAATTGCCCAACTTTTGGGTATGGGTGAGGACTTTCCAGATTATCGATATGTACCATTTGGATCCTTAAGTGAACTTACTCCTTACTTATTCAGAAGATTTGTGGAACGACTTAAATGGTCTTAAAAATATCTTCCGATAGATATTTAATGGTGAGGACACTCAAGAGGTTTGGGTATTGGTCACCACCACCTCTACCACCTATGAGACGCAGATACAACATCGCCGCAGCTTCTCGAAGTGAAGAAATTAACTACGAAATGAAGAAGAGTGAAATCACCCGCGTTGCTCTTCAACAAATGTATGAAGCACCATCTCTACACGAACCAAAACAGATCACCACAAGACAGATGCGTCTCAAGATGATCCTACATGAAGCACTTGATCTTGCGCATTCAATCTGCGAACATCAAGATGCCCAGGAATGTATGTGGGCTTGGGAAATGGTTGATGAAATTGATGACGCCGCTACCCGAGCGGGTGTCCGTTACTATTAATTTCCCAACTTATATTAAATGGAGTACGAAAAGCTCAAAGAAAAGGTCAAGAACCTTGGCTTCAGGGTGACCAAAGATGTCAAGGGGAAACGGGTCAAACTTTCAAAGAAGGAGCTCATGGCAAAGTTGCCAAAGAAGAAGACGAAGGGTGAGCCAAGTTTGGAAAACCAAGCTAAGAGCGCCAAAAAGTTCATCAAGGTGTGTAAAATGGTTCTCAAGGAGGCTGAACCCACGCAGCCGAAGGCGCCACGACAAGCTGTCCGCGCTTCCCCAAGAAGAATGGCACCTCCACCTCCACCTCCACCACCAAGACCCATGAGTCTCAACCCAAGAGCTGCCCTTATGGCTGACCTTAAGGCTAACCTAAAGAAGCGTGGTTTAGCTAATAATTAGATGAATTTAATCCCAAACTTCTTTGTCATGAACCTTTGTACCTCTGGAATTGTTGGTTGACTCCAGAGATACCAACGTGACCAAAAACCAGCTCCGTCGATACCACTCATCTTCCAGTCTTCTTTGTCACTCTTGTTTACGTCCCGCATCATCTTGTGAATCTTTTTGGGGTCTCTTTCAGCCACGACGCGCTTTGGAACTTGACCACCGTGTCTCAAAACATATGAGCGCATACGCGAAGGATTCTTGTGTTTGGTGTAGTCTGAATATCCACTGGCACCAAAGTCAACAGTCCTACCGTCACCGAGGATTGCCCTGAACTTCTTCTTTTTGTCAGGGCTTCGAACGATTTTGACGTACATACTTACAATTTACAAGTAATTTATTTTTGGCACATGCTGCAGTAGCCTTCCTTCTTCGCTTCTGGGAAGAAGAAGAGGCGTTCGTCACCACGCTTGACACGGTACATGTGATCGTACATGTGAAGGAGACCAATGGCGAGCATCGCAGTGGAGACAACAGCCTTGTTCATCTTACGCACAGACCACGCATAGTAGAGGATCATCGCGAGGATGGTCAATTGGACGAGGGACAACTTTGGCAATGCTGGCATCACAAAGCGCTGCTCAACATCCTGGACTTCATTGGTGGGCTCTGGGGCATACTTTTCCATTCGCTTGCCGTAACCTGGCATTTTTATTTTATACTGAGAAATTAATGTGGCGCCTCCTCTGGGTACCAGTGTTTCTCGTACTCCATGATTATCTGAAGTCTCCCATAGATAGACTGTACTTTCAAAATCCACTCAGGCCACTTGTTGGGATGCGAAACACACTCGTAGACATTGTATTACACAAGTTTGAGTATGACACACTGGATTACCCCAACCTTTGGTTTGTCAAGGCAAACTACGAGAAAATCCTTCATGAGTATGAGAAGGGTTTGGAGAACGCAAAGAAGAAATACTTTCACAATCTCGATCCTTGGTTCAAGAAGAACAAGAAGTACTACTATTACGAGGTCAAGGACTTTCCAGAAGTTCAAAAAATAATTGATCAAATTCCATGTGTGGATAAAGAAACCGCCAAGTTTGCTGTCATAGAGGGTCCAATGACCATACCCGCACACCGTGCCGAAAGTAATCTCATGTTGAGATATCACCTTACGATTAAAGGTGGCAAACATTGCGTACTCTATACCTCAAATGGTGGGCACCTCCACAGTCCAGGAAACGACTTTTTATTCGACCATTCTCGATTCCACCGCCTTGTCAAACGCAGCTTGGAGAAACGAGTGGTTCTTATTTTGGACATCCATAGATTCTAAATGATGTCTACAGACCGCCTTGTAACAATCATGACCACCAACAAGTTCCAACTCATCATTCTGGACGATTCTCTTCGTGAATGGTCCAGGTGTACCGTCGTTACAAT